TCGTTTACAGTAGCAGGGTTTGCGGTGCTGCCGGTGTACTTCACGCGCTCGATGATGTCGCCGTGGTTCTTCAAAGCGTTGAAGGCATCAACACCGAGGCAGAGCTTGTTAGGAGTTCTGCGTCCGGAGAGCTTGATTTCCTTCTTGCGTGCGTCGAAGAAGTTCACGGGATCGAAGTTCGCGTCAGTAAACTTCAAGAATTGCTTGTCGCCAGGGGTAGCGGTTACGCCACTCCACTCGTTGGCCCATACGCCAGCCTTGAAGAAGTTCTGCGCGAAGAGGATGTCCTGGTGGAGGAGCATCTGCTCTGTCGCAAAGCGAACCTTTGCGCGGCGAGGATCTGCGACGCCAGGAGCGTGTGCTCTCTGGAAGTCGAGAGTAGCGATCTGGTCGATGCCTACGATGATCTGATCGACTTCGCACTTGTAGGTGTCGTCGGTCTGACCCATTACGGCAGGCTGAACCTTACCGAAGGCAGGCTTGCGGCTCACGTTGTCGCGAGCGAGGTCTGCCTTGCTGAATTTGTAGTAGTAGCTGGAGCTCTGTGCAACGGGGCAGATCGGGAAGATCTTCGTTGCGACAAAGTCTGCGGGGTTGGCGAAATGCGCCATTGACATATTTGTCAAATAGTTGTTAGGCTTCCAGCCTTTCGCGATTGCGCTCTGGATGCCTGCGTTAGTGTTTTTCATTGTCTGTATCCTCCTTTAGCGGTTACGCATCGTCGCCGTCGCCTTCAGCGGCGCCGTTCTGAACGTCCGGGTTCTTGTAGCCAGCCTTGACGATCTGTACCTTGATGACGTCGTCTGCGGCGTTGGCTGCTTCAAGTGCGATAGCGGTGATGAAATTGCCAGCAGTAGCCTTGATGGCTTTACCGTTGGCGTCTGTGGTGAGTTCGTCCCCGGCTTTTACGGCTTCGCCAGCCTTCCAGAGACCGCACTCCTTGATCTGGACGGTTACGTCCTCGCCGGCTTTGATGCCTTCCTCTGCTGCGAGGAATAAGCCGACGGCGTTCTCGCCCTTGGTGTCAGCTACGGCGATTTTGCCGTTGCTGTCGAATTTAGCGGCAAGAAACGCGTTGTTTTCGAGTGCCGCTGCGGCTGCGCCCACGATGGTGGCGCTGTCGTTGATAGTAGTTCCGAAATAGCTCATGATTTCTCCTCCTTATCTGTTGGTCTCGTATTCTACTACGAGTTCAGGGTGCTGTTCGCAGGCCTTGTCGATAGCCTGGTTCCAGGTCATCGTAGGAGCACTCTTCTGAATTGCTTCAGCGTGCTTCTCGATCTGTGCCCATGCGTCGGACTGACCGCCGCTGGTGCTCTTGCCGATTTCGCTGAATGCGCCGGACTTCTCGACGGTCTGAACGGAAGCGTCCAAAACGGCGATCATCTGGTCGTAAGCTGCGCCGCCGGCTGCCTTGAGGCTCTTGAAGAGAGGAACGAGTTCTTCAGGCTTCTTGCCGATAATCTCGTACTTCTTGGCTACCTCTGCAAGCTCGCGGTCCTCTGCTTCGTCGGCTCTCTTGCGGAGTGCCTTCAATTCAGCGGCTACGGCAGGGTGGAGACCCTTGTAGATGTCCTCGTTACCGGCAGGCTCGGTAGCAGGAGCGGGATCGGTTGCTGCAGGTTCAGCAGCGGGTTCGGTTGCCGCAGGCTCTGTGGACTTTGCCACGGGGTCAGTAGCGGCGGGTTCGTCGTCCTGAATGCCAGCCTTCTTCTCGATCGCTTCGAGAGCAGCGAGCTCTTCAGGGGTGAGTTTGCTCTTGTCGATTTTCATTTCTTCGTCGACTCCTTTCGTTGTTTTGGTCACCGGATCGGTGCCAGGGTTTGTGGTTCCGGCAGGTTCTGTGCCGGTGGATTTGGCGATAATAGCCGCCAGCCTTGCTTTGGCGACTTCTATCTGTTCGGCAGTCATTTCGGGCGCGGATTTCAACACCTTTGTGGGTGTGCCGCTTGCCCAGAGTGCGATTGCGGCCGTGACCGCTTCGTTGAATTCAGCGAGGCTCTGACTCATCATCGTACCTTTGTCGGCGGCTGCCACGTCGGCATCGCGGACGATGGAGCAGAGGCTATCCTGCAGGAAATAGCAGAAGTCCCAGATTTCGTCGGTCGTCTTGCGGAGCTGTGCGGATTGGAATTTCTCATCGAAAGTCTCCGCGTCGCATCCTTTGGCGATTTCCTCGATTTCCGTTTGCTCGATGCCTTCGCGCTTTGCGATGGACATCACTCCCGCCAGGAAGCGCTTCACCATGCTCTGGTGAGCAGGTTCTGCCGCTGCGGGTGCAGGCGCTCCCTCTTTGTTCTTAAAGAGAAGAACGTCCGCCTGCTGGTTGGCGCCAGCATCCACGAAGTCTACCTTCGTGATTTTCAGGTCCTTGAGTTTCGATTTTGCCACTGGTTTTCCTCCTTTCTTGCTGAATTTATAAACAAAGGGCGCCGACGGTGCGGCTCCCTCGGTTTATCGTAAAAATGCCGAGCTTATGCTTCGGCGGGTTCGGTCGGTTCCTCGACCGGTTCTCTGATGGCTTCTCCTTCAATGCTGAACATCGGGTATTCGCCGGATTTGACCTTTTCCCAGACGTCGTCGTCGGTTACGTAGAAACCGATCCACCAGCCTTCCGGAACGGTGCCTTCAGGAAGTCCGAGGGCAGCCTGCTTCTCTTTGGTGAATACCATGCTCTCAATGAGGACGGCGCATCCGCCGCGTTCGTGCATCTCTCCGCCTTCGCGGTAAAGCTCCACGAATTTATAGGCCGCCTGTTCCAGCTCTTCAATGTCGATCATGTCTTCGTGCCAGTCGACCAGCTGCTCTCCGGCGGCGCTCACGGAAACGTTCGCCCAGCCGAAGGCGAGGCGTTTGTCGTCATCCGATTTTGCAATCTTGAAGCGCCCGGATACTCCGGACGACTTTTTGACAGGCTCGTTTTTCAGAGCCTCCTTGAATGTGAACATTGTCGTTCCTCCTATTCTGCTTCTTCATAGCAGACGGCGCATCTGCAGCGCGGGTGTGCCGGTGGCGTTTGCTTCTGTCCGCCGTAGAGTGAACGTCCGGGGTACTCGAAACTGTCGCCGAGGTCTATTTCGACGCCGTCGAGGGCGCCGCATATTTCACAGACCCCTTCGTCGGCCGCTGTGCTCCAGACCGCTTTCATTCGAGGGAGCAGTCCTTCGTCCTGCGCCTGGTGAATTGCGTCGTCTGCGCCTTTGTTGTAGGCATACGCCAGTTCCGTCTCGGCTATCATCTGTGCGCGTTCTCGGTGCTGCCTTCCGGCGTACCGTGCGGCCGCTTCTCTGGCTCTCTTGGCTGCGGTGGTTTCCTTCATGGTGGGGTTATCCTCCATGAGCTTCGCCTTGACCTTCTCGTAGTAGTGAGCGTTGGCGAGCGCCTGGGGTTCTGTCAGTCCTATGGTCGGTCTGATGATCCGGGCGAGTTCGTCAACGGTCATGTGTCCTTTTGCGGTGTAATGGACCATACTGGAGACCGCTTCTTTCGCTTCGTCGCTCATCTGCGTGATCCATTCGGCGCCGTGGACGGTTATCCAGTTGTCGATGCCGGTGGTCATTGGCATATAGAGGTCGGGGTTGTTAAGAAGTGCGGCCGCGATCTCCTTGCCGCCTTTGAAGGCAGCGCTTTCCATTATCGGCTTGAGGTGGGTGTTGAAAAAGGCCACGTAGTCGTTCTGCCAGTTCGTGAATTCTTCCTCGGTCATATAGCCGAGGAGAATTGCTTCGCGCAGCTGTTTGTATGTGATAGCCTGCTGTTGGTCCTTCCACATGGTAATGAGGAGGCGCACCGGCTTCCGCTGATTCGCATTCAGGAATGAATTCAAGCGGTGCAGAGCGTTCCTCTGGTTCCTTGTTTTGGCTTTGGCGAGCCTTTTGTGCTTATGGGTATGTTTCATCGTCTCGCCTTCCTTCCGAGCCTCTGGCGTGCCTTTTTGGCTTTTTCCAGGTCTTCTGCGTCTTCTTCCTCGGTGTCGAGGTCGTCGTCATCCGGGGAGACGTTGGAGCTGGGAGGCTTTGTGGGGTTTTTCTGGTTGCCGTTCGCGTCGGTACCGCCGTCGCTGGCTGACGTGTCTTCTTTGTCGTCCCAGTCTTCGAGGCGTTCCGGCATTCCGGCTGCGTCTCTGATGAAATCTTCCAGACCTTCGTCCGGGATCAGAGCGCCGCATCCTACCATCTGGTGGATGAAGTTGCCCAGCTTTTCGAGGTTCGCGTCTTCCACGTCGCCGTGTGTCAGCTGCGGGTAGTCCGTGATGCCTGCGAAATGGTCGCCGTTTATGTCGATAAGGGCGGGAATTGCGACGTTGTTGAAAACTTCGCAGATAATGTCGAGGTATGAGCCGATCGCCATGCTGAACATCTTCGTTTTGTCGCTGGAAAGCGCAAAGCTGCCGACGCTCTGGTGGCCCATCAGGATGAAGTCCGCCAGTACCGTCATGGCGATTCTGCTGTCGTAGCGCTCGATGATGGCGCTGGTGTCAAACTGCCGGCGTCCGCCGGTGCTCAAAAGCTCCACCTTCCAGCCGTTCGGCACGACCAGTCCTTCGAGGCTGTCGCGTCTGATGTTCTGAACGACGCGCTCTGCTGCCACTCGCATTGCGACCATTTCCGGATCCTCTTCGTCCCAGATGTTCAGTCCTTCCGGCGCGGTCATTGTGGGAAGTCCGGCGAGGTCTCTTTCGATACCGATGCCTTCGATCTCCTGAATGCGGCGCTTGAAGTACCAGTCGCGGTATGCGTTTCGCAGGATGCTTCGTCCTTCGGGGTTGCCCTTGCGGCTCTTGGTCTTGAAAAGCAGGAGCTTCTCGATCGGGATGTTAATCAGTCCGAAGTCCGGAGGCGGGTTCTGTACCAGACCGACGATGTTGTCGTTGTCGTCGTACAGCCATTCGTAGAGCGTCTCTTGCGCTCTGATGGGGAGCTTCTGCCAGCCGATGAGACCGTCTGTGTACTTACTGCGAAGGCGCGGGTCTTTCCGCTTACCGCAGCGTCGCTTGTAGACGATTTCGTGGGCGCTCCAGCCGTAGGTCAAGAATGAGAGGATTTCCGAGACGGTATCGCTCCAGGTGTCGCTCATGTCGTCCATGCAGGAGAGCACGAAGTCTCGCGCTTCTTCGTCTGCAGGTGTGGTTCCTCCTGGCTGCACGTCCCAGATTGCCTGGCGTATTAGCATTTCGATCGCAAAGAGAATAGCGCCGACGACGTCGTCGTTCTCGCTCATCTCCTGGTAGACCGCGATGCCTTTTCTGCCCTGCAGCTCCTTCAGGAATTCCTCGTAAAAAAAGCCGCCGTATCGTTTCTGACCGAGG